AACAACTGCAAAAGACGCTGGTTCAGGCCAGTTCGTAGTTGGCCCAGACGGCAACATGAATGGTTACAACACCATCGTGTCCAACCAAGTCACAGCAGGCGATCTGTACTTCGGCAACTTTGCTGACTTGCTGATCGGCATGTACGGCGGTTTGGACATTGTTGTTGATCCATACACCAGCAGCACAAGCGGCACTGTACGCATCGTTGCACTGCAAACCTGCGATGTGGCTGTACGCCACGCTGTATCGTTTGCCTTTAACAACGACGGCGCATAATATAACTGGTGGGGGCTTCGGTCCCCACCAACCCTACTAGGAGTTTTATATGCCATATCTTGTTTTGAAATCTTGCGTCATTGACAACTCGCGTTGCAGCGCGGGTGATATTTTGAATTTATCTGATGAGAATGCTCGCTCCCTGACCGCAATGGGCCGCGTTGAGTACGTTGACGCTCCGCAGCCTGTAAAAGAGCCAGAGGATCGCTCAGTGGCCTTGCCAAAGAGCAAAGCAACTAAAACTGTTACTCGGAAGTCGAAGAAATGAAGATAACCTTGTTGAAGAAGGCCGAATGGGCTGGAAAAAGTCACAAGGCTGGCAGTTCACATGATGTAGCCCGCGCGGTGGCCGATAAGCTAATCTCCCGCGGTTACGCTGAAGTTTACGTTGAACCAAAGGAAGTTGACGATGGCTCTGCCACTGAGTGATGATCTTACCTCTATATTAGTTGTTGATGAGTTTGCTGTCGCCGTCACATATGACGGCGGCACGATAAACGGCATCTTTGACAATGAGACGATCCCAGTGGACAATGGTGGCTTTGTCACGGTGCATCAAGAGCAACCTCAATTGACCTGCAAAACATCCGATTTGCCTTCTATCGGAGAGGGTGAGGTTATGGTAATATCTGGAGTAACTTATGTTGTCCGTGCTTGGATACATGATGGAACAGGTGTTACCGTAGTGCAGTTGGAAAAATCATAATGGCTCATGTCCGCCAGCAGATAAGAGAGAGAATGGCCACACTGCTAACCAGCGGTGTTGCTTTGGTCTCCTCTCGCGTTTATGGCAGTCGTGTGTACCCACTGACAGAAGCTAAATTACCTGCTATAACTGTCTATGCGGGTGCAGAGCAGTCTGACCTGGCGACGATGGGCAGAAAGACGCTCATGCGTACTTTGACGGTCAATGTTGACGTATATGCGTTGGCAACGGCTAATTTGGATAATGATTTGGATGCAATCTGCGTCCAGGTCGAGGAGGCCATTGCTGGGGATTACTCTCTGAATGGTCTCGCAAAGAACACAGTGCTTTCGGGTACTGAAATAGATTTTTCTGGCGAGGCCGAACAGCCTGTTGGTGTCGCTAGATTAAACTTCAGTGTCGAGTATTCTACCGACATTGATGATGTGGAAACGGCCAGATAGGAGATACACCATGGCTACGCACGCTGGTAGCGAAGGCACCGTAAAGGTCGGTTCCGACGCGATTGCAGAAATCCGTTCCTTCTCAATCGAGGAGACTGCGGACACTATTGAAGACACTTCCATGGGCGATGCTGCCCGCACCTACAAACCATCATTGACCAGCTTCTCTGGTTCTATTGATGTTTTCTGGGATGAAACCGATGCAACGGGCCAAGGCGCTTTGACTATCGGGGCAGAGGTTACGCTTAACCTTTACCCAGAGGGTGACACCGCTGGCGACACTTATTTGTCCGGTGCAGCCATCGTTACGGGTCGTTCTGTAAGTTCCTCTTTTGACGGGCTTGTAGAAATGTCAATTTCAGTGCAGGGTAATGGTGCATTAACACAAACAACGGTGTAAAACATGACCCTAGCAAAACGTATCGCGGCGAAGCGAGCGGAACAACAGCGTGGTTTCTCAGACGTTGAAGAGTGGGGCGAGGCGGACAATCCGCTTCGCCTTTACTTCACACAAGTCTCTGCGAGAGATATTGAGAAGGTCCAGCGCAAATATCCCAACTTTCTGGCTGAACCCAGCATGAGCGCAATGGTCGAGATGATTATTGTCAAATGTGAGGATGAGGCTGGCGAGAAAGCATTCACATTGGAAGATAAGGCCATCCTTCTCGGAGAGCCTGTAAATGTGATTGCAAAAGTGTTTGGTTCTATCTTTGATACTGATAGCCCAGAGGATCACTTAAAAAACTAAAGGGCGACCCATTTAGATGCAATCTTCTCGGATTGGCTCTCAGACTTGGCAAGACGATCTCAGAGATTGAGGAAATTAGTCTTTCGGAGTATAATGAATGGGTCGCATATTTTGCACTGATTGAGGAGCGCGATAAAAATGAGTGAAAAGATCAACATTATTATCGCTGCCCAGACCAATAGCGCGGTCAAAGGCTTGGATCAAGTGTCCAAGTCTACCCAGCGCGTTGGTAATTCTGTGCAGAATGCTCAAGCTAAAATGGGCAGATTTAATAAGGGTGTAACCGCTGGCAACGTCAATTTGCGTAAATTTGCCATGGGGGGTGCGCAGCAAGCTGGTTATCAAATCGGTGACTTTGCAGTTCAGGTTGCTAACGGCACATCCAAGATGCAAGCGTTTGGGCAGCAGGCTCCGCAGCTCTTGCAAATCTTTGGTCCTATTGGTGCGGTTGTCGGTGCGGCGGTTGCTATTTTTGCAGCGTTTGCTGTTGTTGCTGAGAAGACAAAGAAAAAGACGGTCGAAACTGCAACTGCAATTGACCGATTGAATAAATCATTTAATTCCCTTGAGGCTACTGACTATACTTCACTTGGCGAGAAGATGTCTGCCCCTGTGCAAAAAGTATTTGATAAGTATAAGAACTTGATAGCGGCAGCTCGTGAATATGCAGAGCTGCAACGTGCATCGGCTTTAGGCGAGATCATACAAACGCTTAGTCCAGTGGACGAGATGGACGCTACGCGGGAGTCTCTTAAAGAAGCTCTGAGAATCCAGCATCAAATGAAGAAACAGGGTATTGACGTTGGTGAAAACTACGATGCCCATGTTGCCAAGATTGGAGAGCTTAACGATAAGTTGCTGCGCCAGCATAATATTTCTGCGATTATATCTAAAGTAAATGGGAAGACGAGAGCAGAAACAGCCGCGAATTTAGATATAGCTATTCAGCAGCTTAAAAAGGCTGACGCCTACACAACAGAAGTGCAAAGAACCATTATGCTGTTTAAGGAGCAGGCTGGTCTTGTCGGAGCTGTCAACCAAGAGATTGACGAAGCTGTTTCCACTGAAAAGGATCGGGTTAAAACGCTCACCGAATCCAGTGACAAGTTATTCTATCAAGACGGCATTTTGCGGGCGATGAACATCAAAGCGGGCAATATGAGAGCCTTGTTTAATTCGATGAAGGCGGATCATGATAGAAGGCTTAAAACACTTCAAGATGAAGACGCGGTTATGGGTCAACTTGTGGTCAAAGGTCTTGTCTTTAACAAGAGTGTTTATCAAGGTGGTCGCGGCGGCGATCCTCGCATATTTACCGAGATGGATGAGCTTCGCAAGCAGCTTGCAGATGCAGAGGCCGCTGCGGCGAAACTGAACAATACTGCTCCAAAAGGAATATCAAATCTGGCGTCAAGGGTGGACTCTGAGCTTTCACCAGCCATGAAGCGCCTTAATGGGATAATGGATTCAGTAGGTCAGTCATTTGAGGACGCCATGATGAATGCTGTTTCTGGGACAGCTTCAGTCAAAGACGCCTTCAGATCAATGGCGTCTGAAATTATCAAAGAGCTTTACCGGGTGTTTGTTGTAAAGCAGATCACTGGTTTTATAACTAGCTCCCTCGGTGGCTTCTTTAATGCTAATCAGGTCTCTGGGCCATCAATGCCATTGGGGACAGGTAACGTCCGCCCGCAGGCACGCACATTCGCAGGGGGCGGCTATACAGGCAGCGGCGCCCGCGCTGGTGGCTTGGATGGCAAGGGTGGCTTTATGGCTATGATGCACCCTCGTGAGAGCGTTATAGACCACACAAAAGGTCAAAATGGTGGTACAACAGTTGTGCAGAACTTCCACTTCGCGGCCAACGGTGATGACAGTGTTAAGAAGTTGATCGCCCAGGCAGCACCGCAGATTGCGAAGATGACCGAGAAGGGCATCATAGACAGCCGCCGCCGCGGTGGCCAATTCAGACAGGTTTTCGGATAAATGGCGATCACATATCCCCTCACACTCCCAACTGACGGCATCTCATCGGTTGAGTTTCGCACTCTGAACGCGAACACGACCAGCCAGTCTCCGTTCACGTTCAAGCAGCAAGTTGTCTCATACGGCGGAAGTCGGTTTGAGGCCACTGTAACGCTGTCTCCGATGAAGAAAGCAGACGCAGCGGTCTGGAAAGCGGCCCTTGTGAGCCTGAAAGGTTCCTTGGGTACATTCTTGCTGGGAGACCCAGATTACCCATTCCCACGCGGCACTCTGCGCAGCACAAGCGCGCAGCAATTTGCGTCAGTGAGTGGCAATGCTGGCGACACGTTCTTCACCATGACGATGACCAATCAGTCTGACACTTTGCTTGCTGGAGATTATATCCAGGTTGGCCTGGAGAGCGGTGCGCGGCTGTATCAGGTGCTTGAGGATCGCACTGGCAACGGCACGGTTGAGGTGTTTCCAAACCTTCGCACCAGTTACGTTGACGAATTGGTCGGCACAAATGATCCAAAGGGTGTATTTAGGCTCTCAAGTAATGTAACATCATGGTCGATAGATAACGCTTCTGTTTACGGCATTTCATTCGACTGCGTAGAAGCAATTTCGGGGTAAAACATGGCTAACCGCAAAATCACAGAACTTACCGCGCTGACGGGTGCAAACGCAACTGACACGGATGTCTTTGCCATAGTGGACGTTTCTGCGGATGAAACCAAAAAGATGACCCTCGGTGAGCTAAAGGAAGCCTTCGATAGTGGCTCAGGGTTCGTTAGGATCACTGGCGATACCATGACTGGTGACTTAACGGTTCCTAATGTGGTCGTATCTGGAAACGTAGATGGTCGTGATGTATCCGCAGATGGCACTAAGCTAGACGGTATTGAAGCTGGTGCTACAGCAGATCA